CCGACTTCAAACAAGTTTGAACCATGCTTGATGCGCTTTGTCATTTTTACTTTCATGATTTGTGATTTTATTTAACAAAAATACAAAAAAAAACGCCGAACAAATTCGACGCTTTTTCCTAATGAAACAATGAAAAAATCCTACTGATTGAAGAATGGTGCAAAGTTATTAAAAAAATTCGAATACTTTCCGCCGGGAATAAACCTGAAGGCGCGTTGTTCTTGATTTGGAATAATAAAGAAACCGTCAAAAACATATATTGCAAAAATGTCAATCAAATGTGAATTGTAAAAAGTTCCATTTGGGCGCAATGAAATGTGAACACCTTTTTTGACTTCGGATTGTACCCGGTCATTTGCGTTTTTTATTTGGACTTTTGAAAGCCGCCCTTCATGTTCAACAATGCAATCATAAATTGACGAATCAAGCAAAGGCATTGAAACATTCAATCCGCATTCCATTGCAGCCGTTGCGAATTTGTATTCCGCAAAACAACCCTTTTGATTGCTGTTCATTTGTTTTTGTTGGTTGTAACTAAATTACAAAAAAAACCCGCTGAATGTTCAACGGGTTTTCAACAATAATAAACCAAAATTAAAATAATGAAAAAACTACAATTATTAAAAATCCGACTTTCGCCGAATGCGGTTTTCAAGGTCTTCAATTTTCTTTGAAATCCTTGACAAAAATATCTTATCATGAACGGTCATGAAATCCGATTTGGATTCCAATTCCTTCAACTGTTCTTTTATTTGTTGTATTAAAGTCATAGTACAATAGTGTCAAACCAAGCGGCGAACGCAAGGAATCCAACAATCAACGCGCCAACACCAATTGTGAAAACGCCGACATAAATCATTTGTTCAAATTTCTTCATTGTTTTAAAATTTACACGAATTGAACAAATGTATCAATATATCTTGACGGGTCGTTTTTCATTTTGTAAAGAATAGACAAATCATAAGAAAATTCATTTTGCAATTTTGCTTTGTAGATTGTAGCAATTCTTCGTTCAACGCCGTTGACAAATTTGTTTCTAATTTCTTTGTCGTTTAAACCTTTTTTGATTTTAATGTCAGATAAAAAATTCATTGTTTTAAATTTAATGGCGGGGCGAACCCCGCC